AATTACTTACAAAGGTTGTAATACCAATAGTATATTCTTTGGCAAACTTTGATAAAGACTCGGAAACATCTGAAATTATAATCTTATCGTTATTCTCTAAATCATGTCTTGGAGGTATAGTTACTTTTATTTGATTATTATCAACCCATGTTAATATTGAATTTTCATATTTATTAATTTCGGTACTTAAACTTTCAATATTTTTTCCTTTTACTTCGGATACTCTTGCAATAATACTTGTCTGGACATCATCAAATTCATCGAATATAACTCTATCAGATACTTTATAATCACTACCAGGACTAATTATATTGAATCCAGTTAAATCTCCAGCATTAATTGACTCTATTATTAATTTTTGCTGTTGTATTTCATTTGATTCTACTATATAATCATTCTTAGCAAAAGGATCGCTGACTTTATATGGTAAAGTATTTCTAATTAAATTAGAAGAATTAAAATCAAAATTTTGATTTAAAAGAAGGTTATCTAATTGATCAAAATTAGTTCTATAATAATTTCCAATAAAATATGGGAACTTACCTATTAAAGAATTCAAATCATATGGATTAAATTCTACAGAAGCAAAGTATGCATAAGTTCCGTTTGGAAATTCTGGAGTTTTGCAAAATCTTCCATTATATTCATCCAAATCTCCAGAACCATCAAAGGAATAATCTTCAACAAAAAATCCATTATCAAATCCAGTTGGTCTATTTTCTACAGTTGAAAGAACATATCCAGGTTCTAGAATTTTAATTTGAGAATCTGGATCATCTGCATCAGAATATCCGTATGGTCCATATATTGGATTACCATCATATGCCCATCCTATTATAGGAGAATGACTTAATCCATTATCTCCAAATTTAGAAGATATTTCAGAAGAATATCCTGAAATATAATATTGTAATGTATTATTAGGAGATTGTGAAACTATTTCTTCGGATGGAAGTCTATAGAATGTATTTGGTGATATTTCAATAAATTTTCCAAACTTATATGAATTGTTTACCGTTAAAGGTCTTATATCCAAATCAAATTTTGCATTAGTTCCTGCTGAAAATGGAACAACTGCGGTATTTTCTAAAGTGTATCCAGAACCAGAATCTATTACAACAACATCTACAATCTTGTTTGCCTGAACTACTGGTCTTAGTACAGCTCCAGAACCATCTCCAATTACATTTATGTCGGGATATGAATAATAATCAACCCCCCCATATTGAACTTGAACATCTACAATTCTACCATTAACTATAATTGGTCTAAATTGAGCACTAGAACCATTTTTTACTATTATTCTTGGGGTGGATTTTAAATTGAGAGTTCTAGAACCATAATCACTACCACCCTCATATAGGTAAACGTCTGTAATTTCTCCCCTAACAACAGGAGTTGCAGTTATAGTGCCAAGAACGGAGGTGGTTCCTATCCCAGGGGAAGAGTAAGTAACTACTAATGATATATCAGGATATTTAAATACTTGATATCCACTTCCCGTTGAAGTAAACTTGACATAGTTTTTTCTTTCAAAATTTGAAGTGTTTGTTCCACCTATTCCAGCATCACACAATCTAAATTTGTCATTATCAATTTTTAGAATATTATACTTTCTATCCGTAGATAATCCTGTTATTGGACTTGATACTTCACTCAAACTATCTTCATATGAGTAATCTACAAGTTCTCCATCAGAAAATCCATGATTTATAAAGTTAATAGTGTAATCTGAAGTTGAAACTCCTACTGACTTTACTCTTAATTTTCTATTTGTATATCCACTACCTTCATTTAAAACCAATATTTCTTTGAGTCTATTAGTTTGCGATGTCTTAAATTTATGAACACCACGATTTCCGATAGAAGTTATACCAATAGTATTAATTCCTGCAGAAAAATCAGAGAATGATGGATAAACTTGTACGGTAGTGTCGTTAAATATTTTTACATAATACTCTCCACCATCAACAAAATTATCTCCAGTTTCAAAATTTTGACCAAAATATGAACCAATACCAAGTTCATCGTTACCATTTCTATCATATATGACTACTTGCCCATCTACTAAGTTGTGAGGTGAAAGGAAAGTTATAGTTTCAATATCAAAATCAATTCCACCACCATCTGCTATTTGTCTAGCATCAAATTCAATTTCTCTTTGGAAAGGTACGATAACTGGTTCAAACTCAGCACCTGAACCATTTCCACCAGAAATTTCTACTGACACATTTACATCAATATCGAATGTCTGTAAATCCACATATATTTTCTTTACGGAACCAGAAACTACAGGTTGTAACTTGGCATTTCCTGATGAAAAATCAAGCAATGGTGGATTAATTACATCATAACCTATTCCTGGATTTAGAACTCTAACGTTTTCAATTGGACCATAGTAAATTTTATCATTTGTCTTATAGCTGAGTATCTCAACACCATTAGACAACATACCAATAGGACCAGGAATAACTTCATTTTGACCTGATTCGCCAATTTCTGGATTTATCTTGAATCTTCTTAATAATTTTTGTGGAGATATTTCTAAATTTCTTTGCTCATATAAAACAAATCTATGAGAACCAGCAGGTAATGTACCATTAATGTTAGAAAATTCTAAGTAATCATTACTACCGACAAGTGATAATGATGTATATAATCTAATTTGCCTCTTATTAGTTAAAACTTGAACGTAATAGTCCCTCTCTTCCAAAAATTCTATTGGAGAATTTGAAAACTTATAATAAATTCTATCTCCAGTTAAAAAGGAAACAATCTCATTAAACTCTAATATAGAATATTTTTCAGTTTCTGGATTATAACTAGAAATACTTGATACATTATAAACATATACATTCGGATCAATATCATATGATGGTAGAGAATTGGAAGCAACATATAAGTTTCTATCTTCTTCATTATATAAGTTTAATATATCAGAGATAACTGAATTATTTCCATACTTTATGGGAACTATACTAGAAGTGCTTACTGCTTTCTTTTGAATTCTTCTTATGTCATAGTTTTCAGTTACTATAAGAGATGGAGGTGTTAATGAAGAATTAACAGTTACAGTTTTTCCATCAATATTTGTTATTTGTACATTTGTTAACCCAGGAACAACTATTTCAGTATTTCTCTCCAAGAATTCTATGCTATCACCAACTGCTAAATTTGATTTATCAATATCACTAAAAACATTAAATTGATTTCCAGAAATAGTAGTAGAATCTATCTGGAATCTACAGTTAGTATTATATACCCAAGAGTTTGCTAGAATTTCTTTTCTGGTTTTTATTTGATTTTCTGGATTTTTAATTACTTCTCCAAGATTTTTGACAAAAATTTCATCTCCTTCGATATAATTAAAACTATCTAAAGGATTTTCTGGTTCTTTAATTACTAATGATGATAACACTCCAGTAGTTCTAAATTCAACTTTTCTAGTTTGGTCTCCGTTTTCAAATCCATAGTAAGTTTCTAATGTAGTGATGTTGTCTTGCTTACTTAATAATAATGTATTGTCAGAATCAGTATAGCAGTTAAAAAATTGATTTAATGTTTTTTCAGTATAAAAAACTTTTCTACCGTTAAAAGTAAAATATCCACTTTCAGGAAATCCTACTGTTGAATCTACACTTACTATTTCAGTTGAAGTTTTTGTAATTAAATTATTACTTGAAACTTTTGTGCTTGGAGTAATTGTAAAATTTCCAAATATTGATGATGATACATCATCATATCCTATAAAGAGATATAGTTTATAATAGGTTTTTCCTTCTTTTGTTATTGGTTCTACTTCAGAAACAGAAGCATATGTATTCGTATCATTTGTTTTGAATATAGTTTGCCCTCTAAGACCAAGAGGATTTCCACTAATTCTTTCTACTACAGAAACTTCCCTTCTGATAAATTTAGCATCTGAGGGTTTAAATAAGTACTGCTCTAGATCTATTACTCTTGGGGTTACTCCAAATAATACATTAAATAAGATTCTAAAAGATTCTTCTGTGCCTTTAGTTTCATATAAAGACCTTGCCTCCTTTATAAAGTTACCAACATTTAATTCTGGTATAAAATCTCTATCTTCTAATCCAGGAACTAATGTATATTTTATTTTCTTATAAAATTCCTGTAAAAATAGAACACTAAGGTTTTCTACAGAAGACCCTGATGTATGAGAAGAAGCATCAGATTCTGAAAAAACTAATTCTTCTGGTTCATTATCTTGATGATAATTGGTAATTCCACTAAAACCCCTAACACAACCTAAAAAGGACTTTTCTGTTTTTTCAGTATATGTAATGATTTCATCATCAATTTTTATTAATCCATATTTTTCAGGAAATCCTTTAGTAGTTTCAACATCAATAACTTTTGAGGCTGCTGAAATATTTGAAGTTAATGTGGTAAAACCAACAATAACTTCAGGAATTAAATTGTCTAAATTTAGATATTGATCTAAATTATCAATTAAATCTATAGAAGAACTTTGATATTCTTGTGATATGTAATATTGTTTTAAGAAATCTATAAATTTAGTGTAGTCAGTAACTCCAGAACGTCTGTTAGACTGCTCTAACCCTACGACAGTTGCATACTGCTCAAAATTTACAGTACCTGAAGTTTTTCCAGATACTTCATCATCTACTGTAAATGTATCTTGATTTATTACAGTTCTTACTGAATAGAAACCGTTGGTGCCAGAACCACTAATATATTCTAATTTTAGTCTATCAGTTTCCTCTAATCCATGATTTATGGATGTTATTGTTACAGTTTTTCCACTTCTAATATAAGTACCAGACCCACTAATAGTACTTTGTACTTCTTCAGATACTGTAACAGTATCCCTAATAAAAGTTGGAAGTTGACTTTCAATTATTTGATATACTTTTATTCTATCTTCAAACTGTCTTGGCATATTTTATGACCTCTGCAAACTTCCGTTTGAATAACTTGATCTGAATGAATCTCTAGAGAAAACTACACCGGATATATCATCACCAGATGCTATTACATCCTTTACCATATTTATTTGACTTTTTGATATGTCAAATACTAAGTACAAATCTTTTAATCCGATAACATCATTTGAATCTGGATATGCTTGAATTTCAATAACATTATTTGGTCTTTCGGTGTTGATAATATAAATGGTGTTTATAATAATCTCTCCTTTCTCATAATCCACAGTACCAGCAGAAGGAATAACTACAATTGGTGGGTCATTCACGTTCTGTGATGGTCTGACTACTGATATGACACCAGTTTTTTTATCTGGATTTGGTTTATCTACAAAGTAACAAGTTTCTGTCTCCGAAACCTGTCCTCCAAATTCTTCAACTCTCAAGGTAAATCCTGTAGACTTAATGTTATAACCACCTTCCTTCACATTAAATCTATTACCATAACAAATTTCATATTGTGAAAATTGATTTACTACTGCCTGAAGGTCTCTTCGGATTCTTACTTTAGTAATGTTTGACGTAATTGCACGATCAGTATTGTCAATAGTCGCCAACATTTTACTATACTTAAATCTTCCACCAAATTTATTCAGTTCTATAGAATTTGAATATAGATTAAGAGAATTAATAACGTTAGACTTTAATCCTTCAACACTAGATACCTGATTTTCATTATAATAGATTGAAGAATCAATTTCAATATAAAGAACTTTCAAGTCAACTATTTTGGCATTAATTCCTGCCATACTGTACTGCTTTAATTTTGTTAAAATTTGTTCTTTATCAAAATCAGAAACAAGTACACCATTCTTTGGTTTAATACTAATTAAGACAGTTCCAAATTGTGGTGGTTCTAATTCTTCTCCACCAATAACAGAAACTGATTCTGTATTAGGATAAATTTGATTTGCGATGATTGCCTCATAATCCCTAGTTGTTACTGCCCTGTACTGGGATGAGTACAATCTTGGTGCAAAATATTTTACAGAATTTATAGATTCAATATCATCACCATTTCTAGATGGTGTGATTGTATTTACTACAATTCTATTTGTAGGTCTTACTAGATTACCAAAAGAGTTTCTAACAGTTCCTTGGTATAAGAAATTAAAGGCACCATTACCACTTCTACCATCAGTCTGAATATAAGTTGCAGTTATTACGGTTTCGTTTTCCAACTTTTTACCGAAATATCCATCACCAAACAATAATTCATACCTTTCGTCTGGTATTTCTTGAATTAAGTATGTTTCTGAATTTCCGTCAATATTAATTATATTATCAATTAATGAATATTTTTTACCAATTCCCGTATCATTTGGTCCCTTTACATATACATTTAATGTGGAAGTATCTACACCCTCATTATCCAGTATAAATCTCTGGTCTAAAGATCCATCAACAGTAAACTCTTTTACTAGTAAGGAACCTTGATAAACTTCAATATTGTTAAAGGACGCAACCCCATCAAGAACAGAAACTGTTATGTTCTGAGGAATTGAAAAGATATAACTTGTATTCTCTACGTTTCCAACACAAACTAATCCTGCCTGCAATGTTAGTGTTGGAGTATTATCTGTCGTTAAGATATTAAATGAAACTAAAGCTTTAGAAGCAACTCTTGATCTTGGCACATATCCAATCGTTCTTGCCAAAGAAACTACATTATCTCTTACTGTTGCAGAGTCTAAGAAAGACTCATTCACAATCATATTAGCGTTAAATGAGTTAATGTAAGTGTTATATGCTAGAGTATCAATCAATATAGAAAAATTAGACCCCTCAAAGTCAAAATCCGTGAAATTTGAATTTGCACGAAGATAGTCTTTTATAGAGGTCTTAATCTGATCAAAGTCTAGATTGTTAAATTTGGTGAAAGGCATTTTATCTTGTTGCCTCTAGAATGAACGTGAAAGGTTGTGCCGGAACATTTTGTCCAACAATAGTGTAATTTACCGTCACTTCAAATGAATTATCATCGACAAGAGGAACTACAGATACATTTACATCGGTAACTCTTGGTTCATATCTAAAGATTATATTATCAATCTGGTCTTCAATAAAAATGGCAGTAGCAAAGTCCACAAATTCAAACAATGATGGGCGAACATCAGAACCTAAGTTTGAATTAAAAAACCTTTCAGTTGGTATTGTCTCAACCAAATTACGAATAGAGCGTGATATTGCCCTTTCATTTACCAAAACAGGTAGATCTTTCGTGACTGGGTGAGGTTCAAACGTCAAACTTATGTCTTTAAATGCTCTAGATGTCCTTTGTACTGCCATAAGGCAAAGAAATTTTCTTATTTATTTATGTCTATTTCCAAGAAGAACCATAAGTTGGCTCTGTTCCATACTCCCAATCGTCATAATCTTCATCATTTCTGATTTTTTCATGAATTTTTGATTGTTCTGTTAAATTATGACGATTTTTTCCAATTTCATCATGCATAATTTCCTGAATTACCTTTTTTTCACCAAAATTTGAGTTATAATCGGTTGCTAAATGTGTCGTTCCCCACATTTGATACATGTAATCGGAATTTCTGTCTGGATTTGGATTGGTTGCCATCTGTTTTTCCTTTTTTGAGGGTTAAACAGAACTTTTAGAGGGGTTGCTATCCCTATTTCCATCCAAAAATGTTATTTTTTACTATTTTCCTTGTCCACGATACTTCTTGCGAGCCTCATTACGAGATGAAGCGGCATACTTTGTATTAGACCCTCTACCTTGACGTGTCAGTTTGGGTTTCCCAGGAACATAAGAACCATTTTTACCTTTTGCCATAATTAGTCTCCTATAATTTCAGTAGTAATTTCAGAAGGATCTGGAGTACCTGACTCATAAAACTGCTGAGCCAGGTCTTCCATCGTATCAAAGAACTCTTCTTCTGTCAAGTTGTTGTAAATTTTTCGACCTTTACACAAGATATTGTATTTTGTGATCGGTTTGTCAGTCATTATCAGATAACTCTTGTCTTTTCGTGACCAACTCTAATACGAGGGTCGCACCAAATTTCAAAACCTGCTTCTTTTGCGTCGAGACAGAATGACACATCTTCTCCACACATGTCTTGTACTTCACCAGACTCAAAGACTTGCATTTTTGGTGCAAACCAAGGATATTTAATTTCTGGATGCTCAAAGACACCGTGCTTAATCAGAAGCCAACCAAATCCAGTATAATCGACTGTAAAGGGTTTTCTACGCTTCGTGATTGTCTCTAAGGTTTCGTGATTCATCACACCACCGTTGTTACGGAAATCACCTTCATCTAACCAATGAGCCACAGAGGTTGTGTGCCCATCTTCGGTACAATACCAACCGGCAGCAATGTCCTTATCCATAAGAACCAACTGCCAGAATTTTTCGCTATTGAAAACAATATCAGAGTCAATCCAGAGTTGATAGTCATAGTGAAGCTTGCCATCCCAAGGAAGTTGGTCTGGTCCTCTGAGAACATTTGCACCAAGACACTTGCAACGTGCAAAGTTCACCATTGAAGAATAATCTTGTGAAATTTGAATGCTTGCACCAGACTGCACTAGGTCAAAGCACAATTGGACAAAACTTTTTAGATATGTGTATGAAACTCCTCTTCCAGGAAGGCAGAAAACGATTGATTTTCCTCTTACCATTTCCCGTGCTTGTTCATAATCCCATTCGGGCTCTGAGGAGACTGGGGTTTTTGCTTTTACTGTAAATCCTTTAGCCATAATTGATTTAATTTACTGTCATATCATACAATACTATGTAGGTGCTGTCAATAGGAGGAGTTCAGCGAAACCTCCTTTGAGATTATCAATTCCTCATAATTGATGTCACCTTCCTTTATCTCTGAGCAGTCTGCAAGACTCAGAAAATTATGAATCATAGTCCAAGTTTTTTGAAATTCTTCTTCGCTTAGAGAATGATAAAGACAACTGTTTTTTACATAGATGTGATATATTTTGTCAGTCATCGTTGGTTTTCTCTGAAAGGATAATTTCGTCACCCTCAACGGCGATCACAATCTCTGTATCCTCATACCAAGAAAGTTCCGTCATCGCCCATTCTGGCAATTTCACAAAGTATTCACCAGTAATTGGATCGACCTCTACAACTCCAAAATTTTCTCCTGAATTTTTTTTCATACCTCAGATATTCTTTGTGTTTTTTTATATATCAGTTTTTGATTGCATTATATATCATCACCGCAACAAATCCGGTACTCAGAAAAAATAAATTGAAAAACGTTCTAGGATATCGTATCATCCATCCTGCTAGGACTACTTTCCAGAAATTCCAATATGGCTTCGATTTTTTCATGGGAATTTTTTTTATTATGAGTGAAATAAAAAGGTCGCTTGGGTAACACTTTGTAGGTTAGGGTAGTTAGGCGATTTATAAACGACCGTCAGCGCCCGGCGCCGATATAAGAAACCCGCTCAACATACTGCCAACACGAATAACCAATAGCGCCCCTTATTCGTTATAAGAAAGGGGGCATAAGACTGCCCCCACGAACTATCAGTAACCTGCCCACACCAGCAGTTCGTCAGTATCAACCCTCTCCCCAATCATGAGGCGATAATCATTAAACAAATCCTCAAGAATGCCGTGGGAGTGAGCAAACCTCACAGCGTCAAACCAACTGATAGTGCCGTTATCATCAGACATGGAACGGAGAACGCCAATCATAAAAACCTCAGAGATGATGTAAAGAATGGGAG